AATTTATATTCATTATAAATAAGCGCATACATTACACATTTACGTAATATCTTAATTTATTACGTTTTTTGGTAATAAAAAAACCACCCCGAAGAGTGGTTTAATTAATCATTAAGGGATTCGAACCCTTATCTATTGCAGTACTTGCAACATGTTACCCCTGTATGGGCTTTACACCATATTACACCAAATGATATCGGTAGCAATAAACGTCGACTCATTCTGCTACAAGACTTACTCGAACAAATTAACTTAATTTGTGAGCAAACATTTTTATTATCGTTGTAGGCTTTATAAACTTACAAATCAAACGTAAAAAGAAACCCGCATTTGTTGTGGCTGGACTACTTGCGTAATCTGTTGCTACTGCATCTAAAGCATTTTTGATTGGTTCTGGAATATTATTCATAATTAGAAAATAAAATGGTTAATTGTTTTTTGTGTTTCGTAATAATTAAATGTAGTGAAACTGCTCAAAGTGTTCTTAAAGTTTGTTTTAGCCCAGTCCGACGGAGGACTAAACGCCCCGAAGTTTTGATATTCAAAAGCCGTTGAACTTGTGTGGTCAAATAAAAGTTGATGGCTGTCGCCCTTGCTAAATTCAATTTTGTAGTTATGCAATTTGTACTCATCAATATAGTTTTTTATTTTCTCGATTTGGATCGCATCAAGTTTTGGTTTAAACCCAAATTTTAAATTTGCCTGGTCCTTCCCGTGAGTTAATATAAAGCATCTGTTATTAATAATATAATGATCTATAAATTTTCTTTGATTTATAACCTCAATATTATTTGGATATTTCAACTCAATGTAAGTCTTAAAAGCTGAATTAACAATATATCCAAAACTACCCGCATGATTATCATTACAAATATTTACAAACTTAATAAAATTGTAATGCTGCAATAAAGCATCTACTAAACGAATTTTAAAAATCAATGCAACATCAAAGGCTTTTTGGTTATCCATATTTTGCGGTAATTTATGACCGCCCCGTGTTGTTTCTGCATCCCAACCATCCAAAAAATCTGCCAAATCATTCAGGAATAAAGTATTCGACTTTTTATTTTTGATTATTTCGTTTACAAATATTTCAAGTCTTAAAAAAATTTGGTCCTCGTTCCATAAACCATCATACAAACTATACCCATCTTTGTTGACATCCATACCAATATGCGTATCAGTAAAAACCGCCCTATCAAATTTCGCTATATTTTTAGATTTGTGCTTTATTACAATAGGCTCGATTTTATCCTTAAAAATACTTAAAAAATCAATTTCTTTTTCAACGTCTGCAATCTTTATAGGCTCAGTAATAACCCATTGTTGGTTGGTTGCTACATTTGTACTAACTCTTTTGATTTGATGGTTAGAAGGGATTTCTATTAACTCCTTTGAGGTTAGTTTTTCAACTTTTGTAATTACTTCACCATTTTTATTTAAAGTTCTTTTGACTTCTTTAAATTCTGAATTATGTAAATTTCGGAGTTTTAAAAGTTCGTACTCTTCTTGACTATTTAAGTAATATTTTGGGTTGCTCCCATATTTATCTTTATCTTTATTTTTAATTTCTAAACCTAGCGCAATTACCTCAAATGGCTTCAACCTATAAGCTGGTTTTTTCATTTATTCGATTGTAAGGTAAACTTTACCGTTATTCAAACCTACTTTTAATTTTTGCACAAATTTAACTAATGCCATTTTTGAATTACCGATAAAATCGACGCTTCTAGTTTGGCCCAATAAGATACATCCCTCAGTATCTTTTGCGGAGTTCCCGGCATGGATGCGAACGCCCTCGAAATTTTTAACATTAAGCAATAAAGGTAGGACTACTTTAAATCGGTTAGACATTGTCATTACTATTTCATAAGTTCCTTTTGGTATTGCCGTTTTTCCGTATATTTTCGACTCTCTTTCAACGTCCTCAAGTGTATAGCACTCAAATTTTCCATTAATTGAAAGCTCTCCGATTGTGGAGTTAGCTGTTTTATGAAGTCTTTTTAGTAGTATTTTCATTTTTTAAATTTTTTATGTATAAAAGTTGCAAATAGTTTTCCGAAATACCCCACAATTCCACCAATAAAACCAAATAAAATAACTTTAAATAGTTGCATTCCGTCGGTTACTAATGGATTTTCTGCAATGTAGGAAAATATACTCAATACTGCGCCCGAAAATATCGATAAAAAACTATGATTGTGGCTATTCATTACTTTGCTTTTTAGAATTTCCAAAATAATAACCAATAACCGAACCCATTAAACCAACTACAGCTATTTTAACGTCGTTTTCTGGCGCAGTCCAGCCTAAAATATATAAACCGACGGCAATTATTATTAAGGCAATTACGCCTTGTATATTAGTTTTTTGTATCATATCCTAAAAATCCGTGCTTTGGGTTGTTAACTACTATTTCATTCTCTTTAAAATCAATTTCTTGTTCACTCATAACATCGTAGTGATACCCCTCTGCAAATATAGGCTTAATTTCTTCAGTAGGTTGGTTTATACAAATTTTACCAAGTTCAACAATTGCGTGAATACCCTCTCCAAAAGATAAATCCTCTGTATAAACTCCTTTATCTAACAAATCAGATATTGCAGTTTCTTTGTTTGTGTATTTTAATTTTGATATTTTCATAATTATAAAGTTGTTAGTTGTGTCATTTCTGTATCGGTTAAATATGTTTTGTAAAGTTGAACTTGTTTCACTTTTGCATAGAAAATTTCTAAACCTATTCCTGCGTCAAATCCAAATCTACTCATTCCTATTGGTAAAGTAGTTACTGCACTTGTTCCCCTATTTACACCATTAACCCAAAGAGAATAACCTAACGTATTGCTGTATCTTACAGCTATTTTTGCAAATTGAGTTGTATCAATAGAGAAATTAATTCCACTAACAACTACCATATTAGCTGATACTGATGCAACAGTAATTAAATTAGAACTTGAATTATAAAAAAGTAAAAGTCTATTACTATTACTTCCATCTGAAATAGATATTCTTCTACTTGTTAAATCATTAAACAAAGCAGCACTTTCAATAAACATAACTCCCTCTGTTTGTCCTATTAAATCGCTTATTCCACTTTTACTACTTACATCTGCGTTTCTTGTTAATGCTGTAGTAGTAGTTGGAATATAAGAAGTTGGATAAGCTCCTTGTTCTAATTGTGCGCCCCAAATAGCTACATTTCCATTTGTATTTCCAAATAAAAAACCTATTGAAGTATTTACCGTTGTTGTTTGAGTAACAGAAATCCTTTGCCATTGAGAATTTGGAACAATATTAGCAGAAACTATTGCTCCTGTAGATTGATTTCTTAAACCTATACTAAAAGTTGTACTGCCTAAACTTTTTACATATACAGAAAATGTATATGTAGTCAAAGCTGAAATTAAAATATCTCTTTGTAAAGTATTTCCAGAATCCCAAACTAATGAACCGCTTGCGTTATTTAAAGTATCAGCATTAATTGTTCCATCGGGAGAAATAGTTGAATTAATACTTATAGTTGTAAGTCCTTTTTTTATCCAAGAAGCAAAACTAAAATCATCACTATAACTCAATAAATTCATCCTCTGTGGTTCTAACAATAAACTCGGACAACCTCCAACGGTATCATAGTTTAATCGTGGAATAGTTGTTAAAACATTTTCCACATTTCCTAAAGAATTTATCTGAGTTGCAGAAGTATCTCGTGTAAAAGTTAAATCTCCGTTTCCGTTGCTCGGAATAATAGAATAGACTTTATTGGATTTTATAGCGTTTGGTGTCATAACCAAACTAGCTTTTGTAAGTAAACTCATTTATATATTGTTTAAGGCTGTTAATGTGGCTGTTTGACAAGATTCCGCAGAGTATGTTCCAGTAGCTTGAAATACTCTTAATTTAAAAGCGTTTATTAAAACAGTAACTAAATTGCCGATTATATTAGTTTCTCCGCTATAACTTGTAAATTGAGCAGAACCCCAACCAATTGAGTTATTAACCGCACCTTGACCCCAGCCAATCGTATTATTTACCGAACCATCACCCCAACCTATTGAATTTGCCATATTTTTTTTATTATATTACTACTTTTGCGTTTCCTGCTGTATGGTATAAATTACCAACTTTTAACCCCGCAGCCAATGCGGCTGCATTGTTTGCATATTCTTGAATTATTAATAAAGGAACAACCGTTAATGGAATAGGTACTAATGTTCTAACTGGTGTAACCCCACCAAATTGAAATTGATAACTTGGATTACTTCCACCACTTATTCTATTAGCGTAATATTTTAAAACTATCGTGTCAGTCGAGCTAAAAATTCCATCATTCCAAATACCCGAAGCACTAAACTCTGAATATCCCGTGTTTGTTACAGGAATTGTCGCACTTGAAGTAGCTACTAATGTTTCAACTCCTGCGCTTGTTCTTTTAAAAGCTTTAAAATAAAACTCAGCCGTTCCACTTCCGCTTATTTTAGTTATGTTTCCAATTGTTGTAATATTGAATACTCCGGGATTACCTACTATTAAACTAGCACTTGTAATAAGACCAGCTATAAATTGGTCAGTAGTTGTAATTGTGCCTGTTGGAATATCTACAGCGGTTGTGTTATAATTTGGGTCAGTTATACTTGTAACTAATTTATAATAACCATTTATGCCACTTGCGACATTTGTCGAATATAGTATTAAATTACTTGGTAAATCTTCTAAAGTAATAAAATGTGAAATTCCATTATCGCCGTCATTAATAAGTTGACTTGTTTTGGTTAAATCAATTCCTGTAACTTCTTTAATTTCGTTGTTAATGTGAATTTTTAATTTGTTATTGTTTAAATACATTGCGCCATTCTCGATATTAATATCGTTTTCATTTTCGATTATATCGGTTTGCACTCGGTAAGTTGTATCTTTAAATGTTGCCATTGTTATTTGGTTTAAATGGTTTATTTTTTTCTAACTTAATTAAAAATTTCTTTAATTTTTTTTCATTCTCGACTTGAGAAATTAACTGCATTTTTCTAATTACAAAACCCATCCTATAAAACTTGCATCATTATCTGGAAACATATCCCCGTTAGAATTTGTGTTGTATTCTGGAAAACTAGATTGGTTATAACTCATATAATCGATAAATCTAGTAGTGTAATGATTTGCAACGCTTCTTTCTTTTTCAACTAAATAATCAATTTCTGCTTTGTCTACACTTGTAGCATTTTCAGAGGTATGTTTGAAAACTCCTTTGTTTGCAATAGTGTAAGCGCTGAAAGGTAAAAACTCCACCATTGCCCAGTGTATTAGCATCGGTTTAATATAGTCGCTTAAAAGGTCTTTATAGGATTGCGTTAAATTATTCGCTACAATCCCGTCGTTAAACTTTTTAAATAGTTTAGTTCCTAAATAGGTTTGTATATGAATATCTTGAGCTATCGAAATAAATTGAATAAATTTATCCGTATCAATATTACCATTCAATGCGGTAAATTTAACTATGTCATCTCTAGTAATAAAAAGTGCTTTTGCCATTATTGAAATCTTTTATTTGTTGGTAGAAATCCTTCATAAGGCATATCTTTTGGCTTTGTATAAACTAACATATCGTTAGTAGGTAATATTTCGCCCTCTTTTCTTGCTTTTGCTGGTGTTATTTGTTCAGCTAATGGTGAGTTAACATCCGCTTTTTTTCTATAAGTTTCACGCGTCCAAAAATGATGACACGATCCACCGCCTTTGTATAGCCAAATTGAATAAGTGTCTGCTCCTTCTGGTCCCCA